TGTCTGAGTAGCGGCAACAGTCAAAGTGCCAGCATCTTCAGCCAAGGTATTGTCCCAACCAGCGCGACAGACATAGCCCCTATCAGTGATGCGCAGTGGCGCACCCAAGATGTCGGTTGTGCCTACCGCAATTGTTACTACGCTTGCGCCAGAAGCTGTAACACTAGAGATTTGGTAGAAGGCTTTTTTGCCATTAACGGTTGTTGACGCCGCTGTACCTGTGGCAATCACTTCGCTCATGGCTTGACCGTAGTAGTCGTAGCCAGAAACAGTAATGTTGACAGAAGTTGGAGTACCAGCACCAGTGGTTGTAGAAACAGCACGAGGGCAGTCAAGTTGCAAGACTGTTGCACCACTTGTAGTCGTAACGGATGTAACACCAGCACCTGCGGCAAGCGTGAGCGTGGTAGCAGTTGTAATGACAGCGGCAACAATGTTATTTGTTAACTTTGCTTGTGGAACAACGTCCCAAACATAAAGACGACCTAGTGGGCCTACACCTACGCTCATTGGGGATGGGTTTTGCAACAAAGCGTTGCCAGAGCCAATAATTGTGGCGCTTGCTACAGTTTGTGAGGCGCTTACGGTGTAAGTACCTACTCCACCTGTACCTGTACCAAAAGCTGTAATATAAGTACCATTGGTGAGTGATGTTGAGCTGTCAATGAACATACCAACAGTAATTGGGTCACCAGAAAGCATAGCGGTGACAGTTAATGTGGTTGTAGCAATTGAGCCAGTAAAAGTTGAAACAGCAGGGTACTGATCCATACCTTGAACGGTAATGGCTGAACCTAAAAATAGGTCGTCTGAAAATTGAGGCATCGTCTGCTCCTTGAAAAGTTTGACGAATAGTGGATAAAGGGGCTGAGTTTTACCCCAGCCCCTAATACTTTACACGCCGGGCGTGCCGTACATTGCGCGAGGATCAGTCCAGCCGATGTCGTAACGCTCAGTGCTCTTATAGCGCATTGAGTCAGTTTCGAAATCGCCTTCCATGGTTTTTTCCAAACCACGACGCATCATCAGTTTCATACCTTCTGGTGCATCGGTCTCTACCCACCATGCAGTTGCGGAAGTCAGACGAGAAAGAACAGTTGCGCCTTCTGGCAACAAACCAATTGATTTAACTGGGTTGATGTCGTTGTTCGCAGTTCCTGTACGCAGAACAGACTTCAGCAACACTTCAGCTTGGAACACATTGCCCGGTGCAACAACCAGTTTAACCGGTTGCAAACGGATTTTCTTACCGTTGTTGTCAACTGCTTGACGAACTTGGATAAGCATTTGTTCTAGTGAAGTTTGCGACAAGTTAGCAGCAGTCCCTAGCAGGTTGCTAAAGTTACCGTTAACGATTGGGTGTGTAGTAGCATTCAACTGAACGCCGTCACCGCCTGGGTAAGCACTATTGAAAGCACGATTCAGCACGTTGGCTGCAAGTGTTTCTTTAGTCTCAACCAGAGATTGCGCCAAGTGTTTGGCATATACAGAACCAATACGGATGTGGTCGCCATCTTCAACCAGCACTTTGGTCAAAGCGAAGGCCAAGCCATACACTTTGTACACATAGCGTTTGAGGAAGAGAACACCACCTTGTTGATACGACACAGGAGTACCGTCAGGCAACTCAGGTGCTGCACCAAAGCCGTACAGGACTGGCTCTTCATGGTAGTTACGTGGGATACCTTGTTGTTCACGGAAAACCGTGGACCATTCATCGGTACGTTGGTCATAAACTCCGTCGAATGCTTCGTTGAGAATTGGCTCAACAATCGACCGGAAGTCGGTACTTCTCATTGGGGCTGCCATAGTCTATGCCCTCCCTTAGATAGCGTTAAGAGTAGCGACCAACTGATGGTTAGCAACTTGTACACGAACAATCGTGTATGCATCACCCCAAGCGTTGTCAGCGTACGGTGCTAAGTCTACAATACGCAACTGACCAAAAGTCGAAGTACCTGTCAATGAAGCCGACATAGTGCACTGTGACAAACCAGTTGTAGTAGAACCAGCAGTTAGGTTAGAAAAGTTAGCGTTATCGCCAATCGATGTTTGTGCTACAGAGCCATCAGCTTGGATTTCATATACGATCAAAGGATCGTTATAAAAATAAGCTATGCAGCTACCAGTTTGGTAAGCTGTATTTGCAGGCCAGTAGTTTGACACACGACGACGACCTGTGGTATCTGTCCACTCTACGCCGGAAAATGCTCCAACGAAAGCTTCAGTAGAAGACACAGGATTAATAACACCATTGTTGTACTTGACCGGCTGACCTTTCAGAATATCTGTATTGTAAGCCGATGTAATGCCATTAGCCAACGCCTGAGCACGTTCCAATCCCGTAGGAAAGAACGCCGGACGAAGACCGAATGGTGCAGAAGTTGCGCTCATATAATGAGTCCTTTCTCATTCGATATGCTAAATTACTCAAAAATTGGTACTTTAGCTGTGGCGTTAGATTCCATGCCTTCGCCTTCTATCGATACAAGTGAACGACCACCGCTATCGCGAGCTCCAAGCAATTGCTCTTGCTGCACCTTAATCTTGTCCTGCTCTTCGAGTGGGGCACGATGGTGAATTTCGTACATGATTTGTTGATAAAGATCCATAGGCATCTTATACAAGATCATCTCGTTGCAAGAAACAAAACCGGCATGCTCACCAGCTTTCACTTTTAGATGCTCAAAGCCCGGCAATTCCTCGGCTTTTACAGGTTCATAACCCATTCGCATCCGTTTGTGGATTGGGTCGTACTGATTTGTAGAAGACAACCAGCACAAATGGTAACCCGGAATTTCGGGTGGGGTCGGAAGTGCTTCTTGAAGCCACTCCGAGCGGAACATCTTACGACGCTCCTCGGAAAATGCAAAGTTGGTTTCGGGTGCATCGCGCTTACGATCATCAGCAGCACGACTTTCACGACCTACGCCAGCGTTTTTCTTGATTCTGTCATCCATCATTAGCCCCTATTCTGTTTGTTTTGACGATCCCAATCCGCAAATTTACGAATCATCTTGTTACGTTGCTCGGTATTATCCCACATGCCAGCTTCCTTAATGGCTGCTACACGATCAGGGGTTAAGCGAAACTCATTAGATCGTACTCCACCTGATGATTCTCGCCCCGAACTAGTAACCACAGACCTAGGCCTCTGATTTCTGTTACGCTCATTATATCCTGTGTTAGAACGATGTGGTAAATATTTTTGCAAGCGGTCGTCGAGCTCTTCCCAGTAATCTTCTTGCGTTGGGTCAAACCCTTCCTCGGTTAGTTTACGGTCAATTTTTTGAGCAATCTCTGAATCAAGATCTTTACCTTGAGGGTCATACCAGCCATTGCGACTCATCCAATCGGCAGCCATTCTCTGAACCATAGGGTCAGGGAGTTGGATATTCTGCTTAGGTTGTTGAGTCATTTGGCGAGTGGCATTCTCCTTAATGGTGCTTAAAGACTCCATCTTGCGTTGAGCCTCATATAGCATTTCTTGAGCTTGTACCAGTGATTCACCATCTTGTGCAGACACAGCTTCTTTCATCTTCATTTTGGCGTACTCAACTTGTACACCAGCATCGTCGATGGCTTTGTCTACACGTGCTAATTCTGCGCCCGATGTTTTCTTCTCCAACACAGCCAATCTATCAGCCAAGGCATTATTCTGCTTCTTTAGTGCAGAAATGAGATGGTTAGATTCACGTGCCTTTTCACGATGAAGTTGCTTCTTCAGCTTGCGCTCTTCACGACGAGCTGCTCGAATAGCTTCACGTTCAGGATCATTATCAGATACGTCATCCTTGGCTTCATAGTCGCCAGAAGGACCATCATCATCGTCATCGTTATTGCTAGGTTCCGGAGCTTGAGGTGAAGGCTCACTGTCAGGAAGCTGCACAACAGCAGACCCGTCAAGTTCCTCAGCCACCTGTAGTTCCAATTTCTCGGTAGGAGTCATATAGTTTTACCTTTCTGCGCTTAAACAAACGCTCTAATTGCGAGGGGGTCCCCAGTACAGGCGCCAATAAGCTCATGGTCGTTAAAGAAAGTAAAGAGTGCTTTACCTTTTTGCTCGCCTTGCTCAAAGTCGATTTCCCAACGATCGCCACCCCATTTTGGAACACGGACATAATCTCCAACTTTTGCCCATGCACCTTCTGGCCACGGTTCCATGGTGTCACGCTTCATAAACGCAAGCGGGCCTATGGCAACAATCTTGCCAATCATGGTGTTCCATTTTTCAGTTTCTTTTGTTTCTTCCACCAGCATAATGCCTGATTTGGTAACTTTGTCTTTAACGGCACGAAGCTGCACCAAGACACGAGCACCGTAAGGGCGCATAAGTGGATCTACTAACGGAAACGCTTCTTCAAGCGTTTGTTCAGCGATATCATTCGACATCTCGTTTTTCCTCATCCAAAAGAGTATCAAGAATCGACAAAGCTTCTTCCAAGCCTTGGAAATGGCCGACCAAACGCTGATAAGATTCATAATTTACCGGCGTGCCAGCTTGCAGCACTACAGTAATTTTTGATTGCTCAGATTTGATGCGGCCAATAAAGTCTGAAAGAGTCTTCATCAGCGACCGCGACCTGCTTTTCGCATAGGAAGTGCTACTGCGATTGTCAGACCGGGACCTTTAAGAGAACCACCTTTTTTCATGGTAGCGATCTTACCGGTTGGTTTAGGCAGAGGCTGCTTTTGTGAAGAATCCTCTATCAGTGTACGAGTTTTGCTTTCTGGCATAACTGCGCCACCTGATTTATAGCCTTTAACTCCTTTGCCTTTGGTTTGTGTAAAACCACCGGCTTCGCCCATAGCGAGGCGTTTATGCATGTTGATGTCATCAGACATTTGGTTCTCCTAATTGAGATTGTAGTTGCTGCTGCGCCGAAAGAGCAGTTCTTACTTGCTCATGCTGTAATAAAGCTGCGTTGTGGGACAACTCAGCCGATTTGATACGTTCCTGAGTAAGGTTATCCTCAGTATTTAAGATTAGATCTGTTTGCAACTTCTTCTCATTTGCTTGCTGATCTAACGCCATTTTTTGCGCCTTCAATTGCAGATCACCTTGGTCTTTTGTTGCACGACGCTGTGTCTCAGCCATTGAAGTTTGCATAAAGGCTTGTGTTGCTGGGTCTGGAGGTTGTGAACCTCTCATTTGCTGCAGCATTTGCATTGACTTTTGGATGATTGGCGGTATTTGTTCAAATGCGCCTTGCGTATCCATCATCACATGCTGCGATGAAACGGCTAAAAGCTTATCTGCATCATTTGGTAACTGCTGTTCGCGCATAATATCGAACGGTCTACCTAAAGCTTGGCTTGCGTAGATATCAATTTGGTTGAGATACCATAAAGTAACATGTTGCTTGAGGTGCTCAAGTGCTGCTGGTATGTAAGTTGGTGCAATTATGGGGTTACTACCATACATTGGGTTTTGTAGGTAATCCAGCAACACCTGAATGTGGGCTAAATGGTCCTGATGTGGGAAAGCACCAACAGCTTTGCCTACAGTCATGGCCACGTTCTCTAAAGCTGGGTTCATATCCTTAACATTCTGCGGATCTGGCAAAACTTCATTAATATCCGGGATCTTAATTTGCCGTAGAATGCGCTTTTCAACTGAAAGACGGTTATATAAGTCAGGATTTGCTTGTGCGCGTGCTGCAAGTGCTTGAATTTGCGCGTAACGCTGAGTTTCTGAAAAGATATGTGGGTCAGAAACTGGTACAATGTCAGAATTCTTCTCAAAATCTTCTTTTGTAACGCCAATATCTTCAGCAATATCGTTTAAGCGTTGCTCATCGAGGTACCAGCGGTCAAGACGAGCAATAACTTTAAGCACTTTCTTTTGCGACTCATGCAAACGAGCATGAATTGAGGAGAAAACCGCCGCGCCTTGCTCAATCAATGCTTGTGTAGTACCTACCGGTGCTTGAGAATTGACATCAGCTATCTTCTCTTCACTAGTGGTGACCACGCCTTTGGCAGCATCAGTTAACCAGCCTAGCAACTGGAATAAAACTGGGCTTGGTTGGTTAAATGGTATAGGCATGGCGATCTTACGAACGTCATCCACACCCGGTGCGCCTTCAATCTCAGCAATCTGTGTAGGCTCAATGGTAGTACTTTGGCCAGAAATCTTGGCACCTTTGAGCTTTAACATGGTTGGCGCAGTATTGATGTGGGCGCTATCCAATAAAGCTCGTAATGCGCCGGTCAATGCAGCTGATAATCCACCAATGAGATGCGGGAAACCAATAGCGTAAGCACCACGCCATGGGATAAACTTAAACTCGATAATCCAATCCATCTTGGCCAAAGTCTCATCGCCTAGTTCCCAGTTACGATATAGGCCTACAACCTCGCGTGAAATCTCATCGATGGTTAAGATATACGGTGCACGCTCACCTTTGGAGTAGTTATCATCTTCTAACTCAAGCCAAGTGTAAACATTAAATACTCGACGCACTCCATCGATATTATCGCTTTGTGAGCCCTTACCTTCGATCTTTTTATTGGCCTTCTCAGCTTTAGACTCTTCAGGCTCCATGCTAGCGCGGTGGATCTGAATATCTAAATACAAACCTTGCGATACACGAAGCTCAAACTCTTCCTGAGTAATATCTTGCACCTCAGTAACACGAGCTGCTGTGTAGAAGTTACCAGCCGCAAAGGGCAAATAGATATTATCGATAGGCACGAACTCTACACATGGGCGTTTCTTTTGCTCATCGTACCAGATTTTGAAATACTGTGAGCCGCCCAATGGGATCTGAGTAAACATTTGCTCCTGCTCATCGCGAAACTCTTCAATTTGCTCAGTTAACTGCCAATTGAGAAATTCTTTTTTACGATCAGCACGCTTAGTTTTTTCCTCAGTAACCTCGCCATATAGCTTAGTTCTTACTGGGCCATCCGGTGGAAAGAGCTCCTTAATAGCTCTTGCAGCAAAGTCCACGCAAGCCTCGGCCATCACTGGGTGTACTACCTTTGAGGCACCTTGGAAAGATGCGCCACCCGGTGCGTCATGCCCTAAGCCTGTGCGACGAATACCATCTTCATATTGCTTATCACGCTCTGATCTGGCATCTTTATCTTTATCGATAAGATCCAAATACTTGATAGCCACATTACCTAGCTCGTAGGCAGGCAACTTCTCAGCAAGGTTCTCATAAAAATCAGGCTCTTCATCTGGGCCTTTAAGGTCATCCATACGTACAATGACCGAACCATCAGGTAATTCTTCAATATTGTCATCTTCTATCTCAGCATCAAAGATGTCGTTGAACTGGTGCTCATCGTCATCTTCGTCTTCAATAGGCTCCACAAAACGATTATAGTCTTGTGGTATTGGCATTTCAGTAGCCATTACATTCTCCGAAGTTCAGCCCGCATGGCGGGAATTGTTTTTGCAATACGCACTGCGCCGCCTTTGGCAAATCCAACGCCACGCTCACGTTGAACGTGGCGTGTGAGCAATCGCTTTAAAAACTCTCTTTGCTCAGGCGCCAATTCTTGTGCGTTAAATGACCAATTGCTAACGCTATCAATCAATTCTGGCGTGAGCGCAATATTGGAATCACGTGCACTGCGCACAATTTGCGCAAATACATTTTGTGCTTGCGTTGATTGCTCAATGGACAGACGTTGCGATAATTCAGCATCTGATAAATTGCTTATGTTAGGCGTAACTGCATTGCGCTGTGCAGGGTGTTGCATTTCCATTGCTGCTTGTTGCTGTCTTGCAGCTTCAGCAATTTGCTGTTGCGTATCTCGTAGCGCACGCACAGTCTCCTCATATTGCTCACGTAAGCCTTCTAAGTCTTGTGCTTGCGCAGGCGTTATAGTGCCATCATTCTCACGCCTAATGTAAGGTAACATTTGACGATTCCACTCTGTAACATCAGAAGTAAGGGCGTCATGCCGCGCATTTAAGCGCGCAAGCTCTTGTGTATAGAAGTCTGCAGGCCGTTGCGCTTGTGTTGAAGCAACAGGCATATTGGCAGGGTGCGTGGGGTCAGGCTCAAATAGACCAAGATCCTCAGGCGGTAATCGCACTTCAGCAGGAGGCGGTGCCAATTGTTGCGAAGGCGTATACTCAAGATTATTAAGCGCTGTTTGCGTATCCTGCGGTGCAATATCTGGGTTCTGTTCTTCTGTAAAGCGTAGCGCGTACTCAATGACATCCGGGTCTAGCTCACCTGCATAATATACTGGGTCATCACGGAATGCTTGTAAAAAGTCGCGTTGCGCAGAAAGTGGACTCTCATTTCTTTGTATAGCGTCGTATATTACATTCTCTAACTGACCCATGATTTCAGTATGCAGCTCATTTGCGTCATCCAATTGCCCAGGAGTTAGACGGCGGCGCATATCAGCTGTAGATTCAACGTTAAATCTAGGCTGCGCGGCGGGTGCAGATGGCGTATCGTCCATCGCCCCTGCAACAATCTCATTGAATTGTTTTTGCGTTATAAAACGAGGCAGCTCTACAAAGTCAAAATCCAAGCTTCTAACGTCAGCAGGGCTCATGCCTTGTACTCTTTGACTTAGTGTTCGCATATCTGCAGGCATCTGCGTATCATACACACCGGCATGTCTTTGCATATCAGAGCCTGAGCCTACGATTATATCTGCTTTAGAATTTAAATACGCAGCAATGCCTTCACTGTATGCGCGGTCAATAGCGCCATTGCGATAGCCATTAACCCAACTTACATTGTATTTCCCAGGTGCAGATGCACGTTGCAGACGTATTGTAGCAGCAGGGTACCCAGTTGTGCTATCTCGTACACTGGCTAATTTTACGCCATTATTATAAAGTTCTTCAGTGTATGTTGAAGTTTGTTTACCTTCAATTGCATTAGGGTTGCGCTCGCCTGTTGTGATGTCAATTAGTGGCTCATGTCTTTGCTGCTTACCAGTAAGGAAATGCTTTTTAGTATCTCCCGCGGATCCACCTTCAGCAACACAATGGTCAAGAATTGTAGTATCGGCTGCCAAGTCTCTGTATGCTTGCTCTCTTGGTGTATTGGCATCAAACTCAATAACAGCTGTATTGTAGAAATGCATATCCAATGGCACCTGCTGTACTCGTTCTTGTAGAACAGTATTAACATTGGTAAGAAATGTTTGCGCAGCTTTTTCTTCTTCTATTTCTCTAAGTCGGCGCTTATCAAAATGCTGTTGAACATACTTATCAACCGTTAAGCCTTTTAACTTCTCAACAGGAATCTTACCTGTAAGAACGTCGTTATAAAAGCTACTCACCATATCATCAATACCTAACGCGCCCAATGGGCCTTTCTTCAACTCAAAGGCAATAGAACTAGGTGGCGCTAAAGTAAGGGACGGGTAAAAAGGCTTTTCAGCCTCGGGCAATTCGTTTAATACACTGCTTACAAATCTTGGCTTTACGGAAGAATCTGCAAGGGTTTCGTAATCTTGAGCAATCCGCAAGTTGGCCATATCTTTGCGAAGCTTATTGCGCTCAGCAATTTTGGCGTTATATTCACGCATGAAATCGTTATACCCAGGGATGACATCGTTAAATGATCGCCCTTGCATTTGCTCTGGGGGAGGCAATGTCGCATCTAATTCCGCTTTGCGAGCATCAAGCTCATTAAGCTCAGCATTAACAACATCTAGCCTATCGCCAACCGCATGAAACTCTGGCATGAATTCGCCTACTTCAGAAAAGCCTCCTGATATTCGATTTTGTCGCGCGGTATCTGATCTTGATTCAGCGAACCCTTCTAACGTTGATGCCGGCGTAAGCGTAACGCCTTGTCTTGCCTTTTGCAACAATGGGTCTGCGGCAGTGCCTAATCGAGTATCTAAGTAATTTTTAAACGTACTATTCAACCAATTAGACGCAGCTGCGTGGCGATTAGCATGCTCAGATGGAGGCACCAACATACCGCCTGATTGCTCTATCGCCGCCTTGCCTTCATCGGTCTTAAAGAAATCCTCATACATGCCTAATAGCTTTTGGTCGCGTATGGTTGGCTTATTTCCAATTTGGAACGCTGCAAACAACGCGTCATCGCCACCTTCGCCACTACGTACCGGAACATCTGGGTACGTCTCTTTAAGACGCCCAGCAATATAACTATTGATCTGCCTTTTTACTGGCGCAGGCAACGCAGCGCCACGCTGTGAAGGCAACCGATGTGAATCCAAGTCGGTATACCTATTTAACAATCTCTTATTGTCTAGCTCTGCAACCGTGGAAACTTCTGAAATAACATTCGTGATTGGGTCCATGTAAAACGGATGCGCCGACGTTTCTTCTGTTCGCGTAGGCTGGACTATCCTTGTGCCCTTATCAGGTCGCACGGCGTACATATTAGTCTCAGGCGCAATGCTACCGAATGTTGGAGTGCCTGTTACCTCTTGGCGGCGCTGCAATACGTTAGCCCAATCATCCATAAGCGCTTGAGCCTTGGCGCCTACAGTTGGCTTACCTGTGACTGGGTCCATACGAGTAAAGCCAGATTGCGCGTTGCGATAGTCAATAGGTATATCACCAACTTGGCGCGCAACATTCTGTACGTTGCCTTTCATGGCTCTAATATCAGAGCCTGTCAGCATTGGTCGTGTAGGTGATGGCACCATAGGCCAAGCAGACGGTACCTTAAACGTATCAAGTGCCTTGCCAAAGTTAGATGCAAAGTCTTGCCCACCTTGAGTTTGTAAAGGCTGAGTTGGGAACATCCCACCTTCAAAAGTTGAAGCTTCTAAATCTTTACGCATTTGCGCAGCTTCACGCAATGATTGCGGATCTTTAGCAATACGCTCACGGTAAGCAATGCCGGGCATCTTATACGCAGACTTTAGTAACGCTTCCCAAGGCTGCAATACAGCAGCTCTTGTAGGCCCGCCAAAAAGGACGTTCTCCACATCTGCAAACTGCTTAGGCAGCTCTGTCATGTCACGTTCGAATTGCTGAGTACGTGAGAGAGGCTTAGCTTTAGGCGTTGTGAGCCTTGCGTATATATCATCCAACGTTACAGGCTTAGCGTTAAGGGCCATAAGCTCTTTTAACTGCGGTGACATTTGCTCAATGTTTGCAACTGCAGCAGGCAATGGCGATCTCTTATTTCTCTTAAGAGCCAGTGCTGCACGCATCTCATCTACAGGCGGCGCACCTGCGCCATCATCGCCTATGTAGTTACCTAGCTGATCGTACATGGCTGCCATGATTAGCTTTCTAAATCTTGGAGTACATCGTTGATGACATCTTCATCGTACCCAGGATGATTCTCATCCAAGAAGTCATGAATTTGCTTAGGCTTAAATCCTTGTGAATGCAGTATTTCAGCGATATCACCGGCATTGGTGTCAAAGCCTATTTCTTCCATTGTGCTTAATACATTGCCTTTAGGCATGTGCTCTACAAGATCATTTAAGTGGCCTTGCAAACTCTCATACGCGTCCGTATAATGCTCTTCTATATCTTCATTGCCCTCGTAATCGAGGTTATCAAGCTGGTCTAGCTTATCATACGTAGCATCATGTTCTTGCAACATATCTTTTGGTAGATTAGCATCACCAATCGCGTCACGTATTCTTGAATACGCTGAACCAAGCATTTCATCAAGCGCACTATCAGACACGCGTTCTTGCATTGTTTCTCTTAGCGCGTTCCATATTGCCGCATGCGGATCTGCAACTGTTTTGCCTACAGCTTTGGCAGCTTCGGTTAAAGGCGCCGGAGTCTCAGCCAAAGCGCCAAGCTCAGGCAATGCGCCACGTAACGCCATGTTACCTGCTGCACGTGCTGTATGCTCTAGGAAATCACGCCTTGTCATTGGCGTAGTAAGTGCTTTATACACAGGCGACATTGCAGGAGGCTGCATAGGCATTGGGGCAGGCACAGGCGCTGTAGGAGTTTCACTCAGCCCAAACAGCTTACGCCTTTGAATGTCAACAGGCGGCGCAACCGGCTTAGGCTTTGGTTTGCCAAATAGTCCGACATCCATCATTGCGGGGTTGCGTTGTAAGAGACTTGCGCCATCGTCATACGTAGGCGGCGTTTGCTCGGCCATCATAGCAGCATATAGCTTGGCTAAGTCTTGATCTACCTCAGGCGGCATAAGGGTTCACCCTCTTAGGTCGTGTTTCATCAATGTACTGACTCTCGTCATTGTATACCGGATCGATGTCTAAGAATCCCATATCCCGCAAAATTCTTAGGGCTTGAGTCGTTGCATCAACCAAGTCATCGTGTCGTACCTCGGGGAAAGAGCAGAGCTGGCTGATCAAAGGCTCAACCCAATCACGAGGATAGCCTTCCTTTTTGGAAGACTCAGGTACGTAGACACGACCCCGCTTGATGATAGGTGCTATGATATTAAGACGCTGCGTCTTGTCGGCCATGCCCGGATTGTAGCTTCGCACAGGTACTTGAGCACGTTGCAGATCTTGGATTAAGCTGATGCCGGCTGACTTATCTTCGATAAGTACGAGGTCGACCTTCTTTCCGCTTCCAAACTCGTTATCATCTCCATAAATCGACTTAGACTCCTCTACGACTTTAGGTCGCAGGTCAGGGTACTGCAGATACTCCTGCCAACAGTCAATGACCATAGCACTAAGTGGCTTATCTGCATTCGGCTTAAAGATGCCAAGCACCACACACGCAGTCGGGTCGTTCTTTGTCTTATCTGATGTAGCGCAGTCGTAAGACTGAACTACATACTCAAAGCGGGGTAGAGCTTTATCTGCAGGCCAAAGCTTGAACCAATTACGCTTAACGATACCGGCTTCTTCAGGGTCGATGATCTCGGCGTAGATCTCTTGGCGCCCTAGCTTTGTGCCTTCGTATTGGAGAATTTGTTTTTGGAATGTTGGGGCGAGGTTCTGGATGTTGTCGTAGGTACTAGCTGTGGTGTACACCACATCCTTGCCGTCGCGTGCCACCAGATCAATAACTAGAGGCTTTGGCTTAGGTGTTGTGGTACATATCAGCCGTGGGTGCTGGCCTAATCGCATACCAAACTGCAGCATGTCCCATGCATCATCAAGGTAATCCCATGCAGCCAACTCATCGAGCCAACCACGATGAAACTGAGGTCCGCGGAATCGATCGGGCTCAGACGCCGGAATGCCTTTGATGATCGACCCATTTGTGAGAGTTAATTCGTGCAAAGACTTCGTATAGGACTTGATGAGGATGTTGGGGATCACGTTCAACAGACCTGAGTCTCCCTCAAAGCAAACATCGCGCACATCACCGGATGTCGGAGCTGAGACTAAAGATCTTGTATTGGGGTTGGTCCATGCTTCCCACCACACCCATTCAGCTGCACACCGAGTCTTGCCTGCGCCACGCCCAGCAAGCAAAAGCCAGATATCCCACCAATCGCCTGAAGGAGGTACTTGGTGCCTATTGGCTGCGATCAACCACTTAAGGCGAGCTAAGGTAGCCGCTTTGTGTTCAGGAGGTAGTTTGTTGAGATCAGGGCCTTTGCGAATCTTCTCCGCAAACTGCTCACTCAGTTCCGGACTCAGCATCTGATTGACGCACAGCCAAGAGCTCAGTTAGTAAATGCCCAGTAAAGTCGTGCATGTGATCGACTTCAATCGGCCCATCATTTTTGCCTGTGACTTCCATCTTGGAGTTTTCACGATACTGCTCTGGGAACCGCGCCGCCATGCTCCTTGACCAAAGACCTGTGTTGATCTTCGGCCCACCCGGCGTCTCAATCATGTGATTCTCGGCTAATGACTCCCAGTACGCCAACGAATCTTGTCGTGCAATTGCCAAGGCGGTCTGAAAATCTTCGTGAACAGCTTCCCATTCTTTGAGATTGCTAGGCGTGATGCCAAGCTCTGATGCGATAGCCCAACGTGACTTACCCAGCTTGCCAAGCTCAACGACTTGCTCGCAATACGCAGGGTCGTATTTGCTAGGGCGGCCTAAGAACTTTCCGTTCTTTGATGGTGTTTTCGTAGTCATGAAATGATTGTAAACATAAAATTGGATGGTTGTAAACTTATATGCTGAAGAGGCTCAGGTTACAGTTCGGGTTACATCTACCTCGAAAACTATATAGATATGTGTATATATAATATATATTCCTAATTTTTATTTTTACTGTAACTACTGTAACCATGTAACTAAGTAGGAGTACCAACGCATCTGGAGTTACATCAAAGTTACAAGTTACAGTAAAAATGGTACTTTATAGCTCAATTTCTTTCTTTATTGCTTCTTCGGTAATTATCGCAATGTCATTCAAAGATGCAGTTACAGCAACGTCTCCCGGCCGTGGTGTAACCACAAAAACTGTATACCTAGAAGTTTTGCCATGTACTTTGATCACCTTGCTTGGTTCAACTTCACCTTGAGATTCGAGAGCTCTACGAATATATTGCGTCTTAGCTTTTGAATCGTAGCCCCACCGTTCGCATAGAATTGAGAGCTGAGTAGCGGTGAAGGCAGCTGATCCTTTGCAATGTTCACGTGTCCAGTCAGTAAGTTCTTTGGCAAAAGCTTCAAGTGGACTCTTGCTGAGCTCAATAGCTTTTTGTTTGTACTTGGTCATTGGGGCTGGTGCGTAAGGATCAAAGTCCGATACATCACGACTCATATACCAATCAAGGACAGCTGAGAATCCAGCTCCATTATTAGCTCTTGCCCACTTCATCATACTGCTAACACGTTCTAAGATATCTTGTTGGCTGAAGGTAGGGCACTTATAGATAGCTTCACGGCGACTGCTTGCGCCCATGTGAGTGATGTAGGGCTTGTTGGAAGTAAAGACGTAGTTCACGTAATTCTTAACAGTATACTGCGCTCCATATTTGTTATTGATGGTGATTTCTTTACCTGTGATGAGATTCTTTAGTTTGGCTGAATGATCTTCTCTATCGGATGATGGTTCATTCACAACGACAAAGATCTTTCCTCTCATGCCACCATTGAAGCTGGAGAACAGGTCATCGGGGCCAAGTGTAGCAGCAGGAGCATTCTCACCAAGGCCCATCATCTCTGCAACAAATTCAGGGATTGCTGACTTGCCCATCCCCTCCATGTCGTGGATGAATTGTGGGGTTGTGTTGTTTCTTCGCCACGGGTATTGGATAACGTTGGCGACCCAGTCGTGCCAGTAGTCGACAAACGCAGGCTCAGACTGAAAGAAATATGCACAAAAATCCAGATAAGGACTAGGATCGCTAGGTATCGGTTCATAAGCCCAATTTTTAAAGAGATTGTACTTTCTATCTGGTGTTATTTGCAAGCCCTGATATTCTGGGTACATGCCAATATGTTCAAGCTTGCAGCAGCGTGGCCATTTTTTATACTCATCAAGTAATGGAATGTCCTTGTTAGTAACATTTCCACGGCTATTTGTATTGACCTGAGTGAAATAGTGCTGCGCGCTATCAATTTTGGCCTTATTCCAGTTAAGGATCAGGCCATCTTTTAATCTTATGACATCACCATTGAAAAGAGCGTATTGAGTTTTGAATTCATATAGCTTAGTTTCCATGGTGTCAACACCATTCATCACGGCCGAGGTAGCTGTGAGCACGGAGCCAAGCTCTCCTCCATTAAGTATATGGTCATCAATGGCGTATTTACTTCCTTTGCCTTGGCCGAAGCGGCCGACTCTGCAGAGATGTACCACAGCGCCAAGTCCGCGTAGTGTTACGGCTAGCTTAGTCTCAGCCATGCCGACTTGCTCATTGGGCTCACCATCTTCTCCTGCGCCATCATAATCGAAGATGATATATACCTTGCGATGCTTTTCGGCGAAACTGGTTTTGCGGTGCCAAGCAATTTGCATTAGATCTTTGTGGAGAGGAAGACCTGACTTGTCAGTCCAGCTTGTCACACCGGCTAAGCCGATGGGCGCGTAGAGTAATGTGTCAGTGGTAACTTTCTTAAGAAGTTGGTAGGCTTTGAATTCCCCCTCGGTAATAATGATGGGGATATCTACTTCCTGTGCTATACTTTTCCAATTGGCGCCCGGAGGAAAGTAGATATGAGATCCTGTAGCTCGAGCCTGTGAGTACTTCATCTTGGTCTTTGGAGCCAAGAGCCTAACACGATTAAAGCCGGTGAGTTGGCCTTGTAGATCGTAATAAGGTAGCTTTACGGACCACTCTTTTGTGTGGCCAAGAAGCTTGTGAGTATCTTCTGGAGGTAATAATTCTAGGCCGAGAAGGGCAAGATCTTGATCCTCGAACTGTCTGTCTGCTATGAAATTGGTGTATAATTGCTGAGGTGTTGTGGTGTGTGCGGCGAAACCGGATGACATACGTAATCCTTGCGGTATACAAAGGCTCTCTATTATGCAGATAGAGGGCCTTTATCTTTTTTGTCAAAATAATTGCGTAACTTACTTGCTGGTCAATAATCAAGAGTTCGCAATCTCATAGTGTATAGAAGGCCTTGCAACCGGCCGTAGGCCTATTATATTTCAACATCCATTGTACATGGATGAAAAATTTTTGTAGTATGCTCTGGTGGTATTGATTATTGAAAGGAAAAGTATGACACAAATTCTCACCATCATCTTTACTCTCTTCATTGGCTCATGTCTTACATGCATAGGCATCATTTTGCTTGCTAAACTTTTCATGTGGTGGGACTCTACATTCGAGGTAAACGACCGTTATGATAAGTAAGCTATGGAGAAAACGAATAGTGGAAAAGCAAATTGATAAACAAATTGAGGACGCGCGATCCATTTACTTATTTGATGGATGGTATCGTCTTGGTGATTTAAAACGTATGATTGCTGAAGCAGAAGATGGAGAGCGAAATACGATGAGTCTTAATTCTCAGCAATTGGAATTACCTGAGATAGGAGATAAGAAATGAAAGCATTTCCAAATCATAGAAGCGAAGGTATGGAGTTACGTGATTACTTTGCAGCTATGGCTTTGCATGGGTTTATTAAAGAAGAGTTTACGCAGCCAACGTATGAGCAAATGGCAAAAGCCTGTTACGAATTGGCAGACGCAATGATGAAAGCACGAAAGGAGTCATCACAAAATGACACAAAGTGACATACACAGCTGCGGATACTACTGCGACAGACATGCTTGCATCGTAGCGCAGCGTAATGAACTGCGAGACAAGTTGTTTTCAGATCAAGCCGTCAAGACGTATTCAGGTGGCAAGCCGAACTATACGCAGCCTGACGAAGCGATGATGAAGAGGGTAATGGATGGGATTCCTGACATGCCGATAAAAGCCAAAATTGAGAAGGAGCCAACGCTAGACGGCTGGCCTTTGTGGTCAGGGTTGCCGCCAATAAAAGTACAAGATAAAACTTTTGAAGAGTTTGCGCAAAGCTTTGCACAGAGTGCGCGGGTAAATGGCATACCAAAGCCGGAGCCAGTAGCGTACATCGATGTTGAAACGCGCAAGTTGGAGTGGGCAACGCCTATTAAATGGGAAACGCCAACAGTAGTGAAGATGGATAAGGTTCCGCTGTACACCACACCGCCAAAGAAAGAATGGGTAGGGCTTACGGATAAAGAGATTGAACAAGCAGCGCAAGGTGGAGATACAAACTTTTGGGATTTTTGCCGCATCATTGGAGCCAAGCTGAAGGAGAAGAACGGTGGATAAAGATTACTCAGACTACGAAACGCAACGCGCTATTTTAATGGAGTACATGCAGGTAATGATTGCAAGAGGAGATTGGCATGGAGTATCCGATGCCGCGAATGATTTACGTGTATTAGAAGCGGAGGAGAAAAGCGTATGACAATAGCTAAATTTAAACCTCCTACACAAGAAACATGTTTACGATTGGCGCAATATTATTGTGATGTAGTAAAGAATGAAAGATTAATGTGGGAATATTTAGTATGCTGGGCTGCCTATGATGATTACGTAGAGCTGTATTGGGAGGCTGCATGATTAACCAAGTGGCAGCAACGTATTGTTCGAATAAATTATTTGAACACATTAAACAAAAACATAAACTAACTAGTGATAGCCAATTGGCTAGGTTCTTATTTTCTTCATCACCTACCATTAGTCGCATAATGAATGGTAAGCTTGGCTTAACGCCTAAAATGATTCTTATCATCTACGATCGTACAGGTATACCTATTGACCAAATACGTTCTCTCTTTAAACAAAAAGTAGTTAATGACAAAGGAATATAAATGTCAAAGAAAGAATTAAGCCCATTGGCTAAGCAATTACTTAGTGGCTCAGGCGCAATGGAGTTATTTACTCAAAGCGAATTTGATGAAGCTTTGGCAGTAGGTAAGGCAGAAATCATGACCATAGCTATTGAAACCACAAAACAGGCCATTTTTATAGAAAGAGATGCCTGCGCTAAGATTGCTGAAGACGAAGAACAGCCAGATATTGCAGAAAAGATACGGAATCGCATCCCAAATCAAAGAAATTAACTGATTTGACAACTAAATATGCATCTTTTTCTTATCTTTGTGCAAATAATTGTGTTTCAAGGGCGAAAATCGGGTTATTATTCTCATGTAGCACTTATTTTTAATCCTGAACTTTGAAAGGTACACAAAATGGCACACATGATCGCAACCACCTCTACCGGTAAAGACGCAATGGCCTACGTTGGTGATACACCATGGCATGGTCTTGGTCAGCAATTAACTAGCGATGCACCGATTGAAACTTGGGCCGAGGAAGCTGGTCTGGATTTCATGATTAACTCAGCGGATGTCCAGTTTCAAACTCCTGCAACAGCTTGGTCAAAGAGCCAAGTACTTCCTTTTGCAGGTAAGAAGGTTCTTTATCGCGCTGACTCCAATCTGCCACTTGGTCTAGTATCTGACCGATACAAAGTAGTGCAGCCAATGGAAGTCCTTGAGTTCTTCCGCGATATGGTAGGCAATATAGCACACCTTGAAACTGCTGGTGTGTTGCGTAATGGTGCTCATTACTGGGCATTGGCCAAGATGGATGGTGAGTTCTCCATGGCTGGCGACAAAGTTAACCAATATCTCCTCTTGGCTTCTAGTTGCGATGGCTCTCTGGCCACTCAGGCACGCCTGACTTCGGTACGTGTTGTATGTAATAACACATTACAGATTGCCGCCAAAGAAAAAGGCAACGTGGTTCAAGTTCGTCACAACTCCATCTTTAATCCTGAAGCTGTTAAGTCTCAACTTGGCGAGTTTGATGACGCCTTCAAAGCCTTTGAGCACACAGCCAAGTACTTGGCATCCATTAAGTTATCAAGCTCTCAAGCTCAGGCAGTCTTTGCCAAAGTTCTTGGCGGTGATGATAAGAAACCAAGCCGCGCAGCCACTCGAGCTCTGGCTCTCTTTAATGGTGCTGGCATCGGCGCCGAGCTGGAATCTGCCAAAGGTACAGCATGGGGTGCTTTAAATGCTGTTACTCAATTGATGGATTGGGAAACAGCTCGTACACCAGATGCTAGAATGGCAAATGCTTGGTTTGGTGGCGGTGTTAATGTTAAGGCAAAGGTCGCCGAAGAATTACTGGCCCTCGCATAAAATTGTTTACTTTCTCCAGCGAAACGGTATAATGGCTCATGTGGGGGGTACTCCCCCACTAACCAACTGACTATTGAAAGGTATATCATGGCACACTTACACAAAACCCTAGCATCTAATGTCCGCATCATGTCTCTCGGCGATCCGTTTACAAATCGCTACGACTTGGTGGTCGAAGTTCTTAAAGATGGTGAGTGGACATACTTCAGCGGCTTCAATACTTTCACCAATGATTATGCTTTCTCATCGGCCAACGACTCGGCACGTGAAGCCATGGTGCAGTTTCCTCTACCTGTTGATACCTCAACCAAAAAAGTAGGCACCTGGGAAAAAGGCCTGTTAAAGTTTAGAGAATACGAGGCCTACCGCCATGAGTATGCTTCTTTGTGCCCACCTACCGAGGCTTATATAGCTTACGAAAAAGGCCACGATGGTGATGACACCCATGCCTACGGCGCCACTGCTGAAGAAGCAATCGAAAACCTACGTGATTTGATCGAAGACTAATATGTTACGCTATGTCCTCGAGACTAAGCAAGATGATGGCACATGGCGTGCCATCCTTGCTGGTATTAGTGTCATCCAACTGCAAAGTGTTGCAGACGCCATATTCGGTAAAAGACGTAAACAGTCCTACCGTATTATCGATTCAGAAACAGGCAACATTAACGTAATGCACGTCAGCAACTTAACTTGACTATTGAAAGGAACTACCATGTCTAATAATAGAATCGTCACTCTGTCCCAACTGGATGCTCTGTGCCATGCTCTTGATGACTACCTTGCACATACTCTGGATGAGCACTATAAGTACAATTCCACTATGAAGCCTGAATACCGTGAGATTCGTGCAAGATTGATGTCAGCCTATCAACCTCTTGAGGCTCAAGTTTGGGCAATCAAAGCATTTACAAATATTTCTATTGAAACTGTTGAAACTGTCACGACTTGATGTATATTGCTAACGTAGTCCACTCGTCCACTTGTTTTGATTTTTGAAAGGTACACCATGAATATCTTCTATCTACACCAACTTGCTCCTGTTGCCGCAGCTATGCATTGCGACAAACATGTCGGCAAAATGCTTATCGAATCATGCCAATTACTTGCCACGGCTCACCATGTCCATGGCAATGGCGATGCAGTATCCTATAAGTCCACTCACGTTAATCATCCAAGCGCCATCTGGACACGTCAGTCAACACTTCATTATCATTATGTCGTTACTCTGGCCATCTACCTTGGCCGCGAATTCTATATACGTTATGGCAAAAATCATAAATCACGCGACGTGCTCATTGCCGAGCTACTTAACCCACCATCAGCTATGCACGACTTACCTAAAACATGGTCTGCCCCACCCCTTGCAATGCCTGACGAATTCAAGTCCGACAATGCTGTCGAATCGTACCGTCGCTATTACGCAAGCAAATCTGCAACCATGCCTCTCATATACCACCGTGGGGAGCGGCCTATGCCAATTTGGCTCAGCGATCTCATTAACGACCGTCAATCAGAATTACAGGTGGCAGCATGAAGCTCTCACTAATCTCCCGTAACAAAGTACTTGAGTTGGCTACACAAGCTAAGTTGATAAACGCAAACTCAACCATAACAAC